GCGCGGCCACGACGTCGAAGAGTTCGTCGGGGTGGTTCGGCGCTACGGTGCCAGCGAAGACGTTCAGCAACTGATCGACGCTGCAAGCCGGCCGCCTGAGGTGGCCAAGATCAACATTTCGAGGGCCTGCGGAACCTGCCTGCTCAAGTCGGCCTGATTTTGACGGGTTCTGACGGATGACAACCATATGGCAGCACTACGAAGCGAGGTCAAAGCCTTCATTGTTCAGGCTCTGGCCTGCTTCGATACGCCTTCTCAGGTGGCGGAGGCTGTCAAGAAGGAATTCGGCCTGGATGTGAGCCGGCAGACGTGCGAGGGGCACGACCCAACGAAGTACGCCGGTCGCGGCCTGGCCAAGCGCTGGGCTGACCTGTTCCATGCCTGTCGTGAGCGGTTCACTGCCGAAACGGCCGACATACCCATCGCGCATCGTGCCTTCCGCCTCCGCGCCCTCGGCAGGATGGCCGAGAAGGCCGAGAGCATGAAGAACATGGCCCTGACTGCCCAGTTGCTCGAGCAGGCGGCCAAAGAGGTTGGCGACGTCTACGTGAACCGCCAGACCAAGAACGAGAATCCTCACGACAACGTGCCGCCTACCAGGGTGCAGGTCGACGTGGTGGATGCGAGGAAGCCTGATGCCGTCCCTTAACGTGCCTCAGGCCAGCTTCCTTCGGATGGAGAACAAGTTCCGTGGCTTTGTGGCCGGGTTCGGCTCGGGCAAGACCTGGGTAGGCTGCGCTGCGCTGTGCAAGCACGTGTGGGAGTGGCCCCGGATCGACTCTGGATACTTCGCCCCGACTTACCCGCAGATCCGCGACATCTTCTTCCCGACCATCGAGGAAGTCGCCTTCGACTGGGGCCTGAAGGTCAAGACGAAGGAGAGCGACAAGGAGGTCGAGTTCTACAGCGGCGGCCAGTATCGCAGCACAACCATCTGCCGCTCGATGGAGAAGCCGCAGACCATCGTCGGCTTCAAGATCGGGCACGCCCTGGTCGATGAACTCGATGTTCTGCCCGCGCTGAAGGCTGAGCACGCCTGGCGCAAGATCATTGCCCGGATGCGCTACAACGTGCCCGGGCTGAAGAACGGCGTGGACGTGACCACCACCCCAGAGGGGTTCAAGTTCGTCTACCAGCAGTTCGTGAAGCAGCTACGCGAGAAGCCGGCCCTGCAGGGCATGTACGGCTTGGTGCAGGCCAGCACGTTCGATAACGAGCTGAACCTGCCGCCGGACTACATTCCATCGCTGATGGAGTCGTACCCGGCCCAGCTAATCCTGGCGTACCTGAATGGTCAGTTCGTCAACCTCAACGCCGGTTCGATCTACCACGCCTATGACCGCAAGCTGAACTCTTGCTTCGACACGGTCGAGGCGGGTGAGCCACTGTTCATCGGCATGGACTTCAACGTCGGCAAGATGGCGGCGATCACGCACGTCAAGCGCGCAGACGGCAAGCCCAGGGCGGTGGATGAGCTGATCGATGGCTTCGACACCCCGGACATGATCCGGCGCATCAAGGAACGCTACTGGCGGCACAACGGCAGGGACTACGAGAAGACCTGCGAGATCAGGATCTATCCGGACGCCTCGGGCGGGTCGCGTAAGTCGGTGAATGCCAGCGAGACGGACATTGCCATCTTGCGGCAGGCCGGCTTTAGCGTGATCGCGCCCGACGCCAACCCGCCGGTGAAAGACCGCATCAACGCCATGAATGCGATGTTCTGCAACGCGAATGGCGAGCGCCGCTATCTGATCAACCCGCTGCGCTGCCCGACCTATGCGGACGGCTTGGAGCAGCAGGTGTGGGCTCCTAATGGCGAGCCTGACAAGAAATCAGGTGTCGATCACGCGAACGACGCCGGCGGCTATTTCATCCATCACGACTATCCGATCAGCAGGCCGGTCACTCACGTGCCGATCTCGTTCACTTTCTGAGGCCACCCATGCCGAATTTCACTCCCCGGGCCGAGTACTCGGAAGCCTTGCCCGGCTGGCAGCTGGTCAAGCGCTGCGTGGCGGGCGCCCGCGAGGTGCGCAAGCACGATATCTACCTGCCGATGCCAGACCCTGAGAACAAATCCCCGGAGAACCTGGCGCGGTACAAGCAGTACAAGAAGCGGGCGATGTTCCTGAACATCACCGGGCGCACGCGCACCGGCCTGTTGGGCGCGGTGTTCCGCAAGACGGCCGAGTTGGAGCTGCCCGCCGGCGTTGAATACCTGAAGGAGAACGCCAGTGGCGACGGCACGAGCTTGGAGCAGCTTTCGAAAGATGCCGTAGGGGAATGCCTGGATGCTGGCCGCGGCGGCTTCTTGGTGGACTTCCCGGCCGTTGAAGGCGTGTCCTCGATGGCGGACATGCAGGGCCGCAGCGCGCTGATCCACCACTACGGCGCCGAGTCGATCATCGACTGGGACGAGCAGGTAGTCGATGGCGTGAAGCGCCTGGTGTACGTCTGCCTTGAGGAGTGCGTCTCGGAGTTCAACCCGGACACCCTGGAGCGGACCACTGACACCCAGTATCGGGTGCTGCTGCTGGTCGGTGGTAGCTATCTCCAGCGTGTTTACGGCAAGGACGGCAAGACATTCACGGAGGCCCAGCCGCTCGACAAGAATGGCCAGCCTTTCGATCACATCCTGTTCAGCTTCTACGGCACCCAGAACAACGACGCCAGCGTCGACAAGTCGCCTCTGGAAGACCTGGCCGACGTTAACATCTTGCACTACGGCAACAGCGCAACAGTGGAGGAGAGCGGTTTCATCAGCAGCCAGCCCACGCTGTTCATCACAACCGACATCAGCGCAGACGAGTTCGCCAAGGTGAACCCGAACGGCATGCACATCGGCTCTACCCGTGGCTACAACCTCGGCAAGACCGGTACCGCAATCCTCGTCCAGGCGACCGAGAGCCAGTTGGCTCGAACGCTGCTGAAGGACAAGGAAGAGCAAATGCTGATGATCGGCGCCCGCATCGTGCAGAAAGCGGGCGGAGCCGAGACGGCTGAGGCGGTGCGCATCCGCTACAGCTCGGAAAATAGCGTGCTGGGCACTATCGCCGGCAACGTCTCTGAGGCCCTGAAGCGGGCCATTCTGGACGCCGAGCGCTTCATGATCGGCGAGCCAGATGATGACGGCACGGTCTTCTGGCTAAACCAATCGTTCTTCGACGAGACGATGACCGCCCAGGACATCCTAGCCCAGGTCCAGCTGTGGCAGCAGGGCCTGATCGCGAAGTCGGACCTGCGCACCAACCTGCGCCAGGGTGGCGTGCTAGAGGCTGATCGCACCGACGAACTGATCGACGAGGAGTTGGCCCAGCAGCCGCCGGTGACCGGCAACGACACCGGAGGCGGCGATGAGCAGTGACGGCTACCTGTCCGACGCAGCGACTCGCCACCAGGTGCACGTCCAGCGCTACGCCGGGGGCAGCCTCAAGCGCCTGGCCAAGTTCATCACCAAAGCGATCAGTACCGCCAAATCTCGCGTATCAGAAGGATTGAGCCGCTACGGCACCCAGCGGTACGAAAAGCAGATCCAAGAGCTGCAGGGCGATCTGGCGGGCGTATATGGCGAGATGAAGCAACAGGCCGTGCTCGACCTGACTGAGTTCGCCGGTTATGAGGCGGAGTTCAACATGACCCTGCTTGGCAAGGTCGTGAAGACAGTTGTGCAGCTGAACACGCCCAGCATCGAGCAGGTTGCCGCGGCGGCACTAGCTGATCCACTCGACCTGGAGGACGGCAAGAGCCGCCAGCGCATCAGCATCAACGGAGCGCTCGACCAGTACGGCACCAAGAAGAGCGCCGAGATCATCAGCGAAATTCGCATGGGGTCGGCACTGGGTGAGACGACAGGTCAGATCACCCGCCGGCTCACCTCGCTCGGCGTGCAGCAGCGAGACCAGGCCGGTGCGCTGGTGCGGACCATGACCAACCACATCGCCAGCTCGGCGAGGTCGCAGGTCATGGAGGACAACGACGACATCCTGAAGGGCAAGCGCCGAGTTGCCACGCTGGACGGCAGGACAACGCCGCTTTGCCGGGCCTTGGACGGCACTGTGGTGGCCATGACTGCGCCGTCGCCGCCGTTCCACTGGAACTGTCGGACCACCGAGATACCAGTGCTCAAGGACGAATTCGCCAGGGACATCCCAGGATCTACTCGGCCAGCGGTCGGGCCTGACGGCGCCGAGCAGGTCAGCAGCAAGACCACCTACGGCGAATGGCTCGCCCGCCAGCCTGCGGCGTTCCAGAAGGACGTACTGGGGCCCGAGCGCTACAAGCTGTTCAGCAAGGGTGAGCTGACCATCGACAGGTTTGTCGACGACGACGGCAGGACGTTGACCCTCAAAGAGCTGCGCGAGCTTGAGCCGATGGCCTTTGAGCGCGCCGGCATGAACTGATCCGCGCGCCACAAAACACAGCGCCTCGATTTGGTGGCGCGCAATTTCCAAGCCCTGGCTGAGCCGGGGCTTTTTTGTTTCCGCAGGCTGGGCCTGCTCAACGTCTCTGGGAGACAGCAATGACCTTGAAATTCCAACTGGACAGCCTCGACGGCGTCGAAGAATCGGTAGCAGCCCTGTACGTCGAGAAGGAAGGCAAGTTCGTCCTCGGCATCGAGGGGCTTCCGCAGCAGGAGGACGTCACCGGGCTGAAGGCCAAGGTGGAAGAGCTCCTCGGCGAGAAGAAAGCCGCCGAGAAGGCCCGTCGCGAGGCTGAAGACAAGGCCCGTGCCGAGGCTGAAGAAGCCGCTCGCAAGTCCGGCAACGTCGAGGAGCTGGAGAAATCCTGGTCCGAGAAGTACGCCCGCCGCGAGGCTGAACTTACCGGCCAGCTCGAAAGCACCAACAGCACCCTGCAAGGCCAGATCCGGGATCTGACCGTGGGTCGCACCGCTACCGAGATCGCCACCACCCTGGCTGTCCCGGGCAGCGCCAAGGCATTGCTTCCCCACATCGAACGCCGGCTGAGCGTAGAGCAGCGAGACGGTAAGCCCACCGTTGTCGTGCTCGACGCGGCCGGCAAGCTCTCTGCGGCAACGCTGGACGAGCTGAAAGCAGAATTTACCAACGATCCGGCCTTTGGCCCGCTGATCGCTGGCAGCAAGGCATCAGGCGGCGGGGCCGGTGGTGCTGGAAAGGGCGGCGGGGCCGCAAAAGGAAACATCGGCGGCACCAAAGAGGAACGCACGGCGGCACTTGCCAGCCGGTTCCCAGACCTTCCATTGAAATAAGGAAATACACCCATGTCCCTGTCGCAAATGCAGGTTTTCAACGAATACATCATGCCGGCGACCATCGAAACGCTGGATCAGATGCTCGTTGCGTTCAATGCCGCAAGCCGCGGCGCCATCGTGCTGTCCCCGGACGGCTTCACCGGCGATTTCCTCCAAGAGTCGTTCTTCCAGACCTTGGCCGCTGCCCAGCGCCGTGTGGACCGCTATGCCGCTAACGGTGCAGCGCCGATCACTGACCTGACCGAGCTGAAAAACACCTCGGTGAAAGTTGCTGGTGGCTTCGGCCCGATCCGCTACGAGCCGTCGCAAATGACCTGGCTGGAGCGCCCGACCGCCCAAGGCATTGAGGTAGCGTCCCGCGCGTTCGCCGAGATCCTGCTGAAGGACCAGCTGAACACCGCCATCGCCGCCCTGGTCGCTGCGATCACTGCTCAGGCCGCCGCCGTCAACGACGTGTCGCCCACCGCCGGTATCACCTATGCCGGTCTGAACAACGCCCACGCGAAGTTCGGCGATGCTAGTCAGAACCTGATCACCCAGGTTATGCAAGGCACCACCTACCACAAGCTGATCGGTCAGAACCTGGCCAACCAGCAGCAGCTGTTCCAGGCGGGCAATGTCCGCGTGATCGATATTCTCGGCAAGGTGTCGGTGGTTACCGATGCTCCTGCCCTGATGCAGGCTGGTGTGGATCCTGCGCCGGACAAGGAAATCATCCTGTCCTTGGTCCAGGGTGCGGCTCTGGTGCACGACGGTCGCGACATCATCAGCAACGTCCAGACCACCAACGGCAAAGAGCGGATCGAGACCACGCTGCAGACCGACTACACCTTCGGCCTCGGCCTCAAGGGCTACACCTGGGATGTAACCGCCGGCGGAAAGTCCCCGACCGATGCCGAACTGGCCACCGGTACCAACTGGGACAAAACCGCTACCAGCATCAAGCACACCGCCGGTGTTGCACTGATCGGTGACGCCTCCAAGTAACCCTTATGGTGGGCTGGGCCTACGGCCTGGCCCGCTGAGGACGTGAGCATGAGTAAGAACAACATCTGGTACCTGCCAGGCCCGTTTCACCAGTACCAGGAAGATGTGAAGGCGCTGGCCAAGGAGGCCGGCCTGGTCATTGTCGATGCCAACGCCGCTACCAATCGCAACGGTGAGGCCAAAGACGTACCAGAGGTCAGCATTCGCGCCGAATTGAAGGCCGTGGCCGTGGTTGTCGAGGCTGTCGGGCTGAGCCAAGACGTAGTCGATGACCTGACTGCTGAGCTGGCTGCCGTTGGCGTGATCGTCGAGACCTTCGCTGAGCAGGCCCTGGAGCGTCCACAAGGCGAACTGGGCGAAACCGCAGGCCGCCTGTTCCTGGTGCTGGAAGCGGTCAATGCCGGTATTGCCAACCTGCAGCGCGAGCGCGACGGCGAAGTCCAGAAAGTAATCGACCTGGAGCAGGAGAAGGCCGAACTGCTCAAGCAAATCGAATCCCTGAAGGGTGCTGCTGCCGATCCTGAGGTCGAGGCGCTCAAGGCTGCGCTGGACAAGGCCGGCGTCACCTACCGCGCGAACGCCTCGAAAGAATCGCTGCAGAAACAGGTCGGCGAGCTCAACCAGCAGTAACACCGGGGCTGCGGCCCCACTCATTCAAGCGGAGGCCTGATGGCTACCTACATCACCGTGGCCGACGTGGATAGCATCCTCGGGGCTGATTGGGCGCCTGCTGAGGCCAAGGAAGAGGCGGTCTTCGAGGCGAACGCCTACCTGACTGCGCTGAATCTAGTCGGCATCGATATGGACAACATCCCTGAGGACGTAAAGCAGGCCGGCGCCCGCCTGGCCAAGTGCGCGTCACAGGGCAAGCTCTACCAGCAGCAGACCGAGGGATCGCTTGAGGCGAAGACAGTTAAGGCAGGGTCGGTATCGACCAGCAAGTCCTTCGGCTCGATCGACAAGACCAGCACGGCCGCCCAGCCTGCCTGCGTGCAGTTAGCCTTGGCCCTGCTCACGCCATGGCGCAGTAACCCATTCGCCTTCGCAGTGAAACGGGGGTAGGCATGGGCATGCGCGACGAAATCCAGGCTGACCTGGCCGAGGCCTTCGACGATGATCTCGCTGATGCGGTCTTCCCGTTCACCGGGTCCTACATGGGGTCTGGCGTGTGGGATCCGGTCAACGAGACCACCACGGCACAGCCAGTGATCTACACCGGGCGCGGTGTGCTCGATAGCTACGACAGTAGGCGCATTGATGGCCTGAACATCCTGGTTGGCGACGTGCTGCTGATCTGCCTGGCCAACGAGGTCACGGACAAGCCGGCGGTGGGTCACCAGATCACTGCCGCCGACCTGATCACTGGCGAATCGGTCACATACCGCATTGTCAGCCCTGGCATTGACCCGGCCCAGGCGCACTACGAGATCCAGCTGAGGAAGTGACCAATGGCCAAGCGAGGATGGAGTACTCCGCCGAGCGCTTTCGCCGGGGTGGTCGAGGAACAGCTGGCTCAGCGTGTCCGCGTCATCGCCCTGGCCATGCTCAACGAGATCGTCCTGCGGTCGCCGGTTGATACCGGGCGGTTCCGGGGCAACAACATCGTGAGCGTAGGTTCTCCGGTCTACACCAGCAATGCGAACGTTGACCCGACGGGGTCGGAGACTATGCAGCAGGGTGCCAGGATCACGACTGGCCTGGAGCCCTACACCCAGGTCTTCATCCAGAACAACCTTCCATACGCCACCGCCCTTGAAGACGGCCATTCGCAGCAGGCTCCTGGCGGGATCTACGCGGTGTCGTTCAATGGAGTTTCCCAGGCCTATAGCTCATGACATTCGAACAGATCCGGGCCATCGTCACTGGCCGAATGACGCAGTGGGCGGGGATTCCCGCTGACGCCGTCGATTACCCGAACAACCCGCAGGGCCCGTTCAACCCTGCCGGAAAACCCATCTGGGCCCGATTGGCAGACGTTCCCGGTCTTTCGAGCGCGCCAGAGGTCGGAGTCGGCCCATGTGTGCGCCGTACCGGCGTCATCATGATTCAGCTGTTCGTGCCTAGCTACAAGGGCACCCTGACCATCACGAAGACAGCCGACACGCTGGTGCAGCACTTCGAGTTCTACAGCGACCCGGTTGGGCCATTCGAATGCCACGCGGCATCAGCTACCACGGTTGGCGACGACGGGCACGGCTGGTACCAGGTCAACATCTCTGTTCCATACAGGGCCTACTGATGTCCCAGACCATGAAGGTTCGCATCGATGGCGAGCTGGTAGACCGCAAGGTCGCGCACGTTACCCGGGCCATTCAACATGACGGCTCGACCATCGAATACCCGGAGCCAACGATCGATCACAACGAAGTCGTCTTCCGCTCCGAAGACGACCCGGTGCCGATCATCGTCGTTCGCACCATGCCGGCCTGACAGCCGACCCATCCTGCACCGCCACATGGCGGTTTTTTTACGCCTATCGATAGGAGAAACACCCCATGTCCAGTGGTGCCAAGGTCTCGACCGCGTGGAAGCGCGAAGTCACCCCAGGAGTAACACCGGCGGGTAACTGGAACGTGCTGACCCGTGTCAGCTACGGTCTCGTGCCAACCTACAACACTGAAGAGAACAACGAGATTGGCGCTGACCGCATGGCCCAGGGCACGACCCAGACCACTGTCGACGTCGGTGGCGACGTGGAGACCAAGCTGCGCTATGGCGCGCTGGACGAGTTCATGGCGTCCTGCTTCGGCAAGGACTGGGCCGGCAACGTTCTGACCATGGGCAACGACCGCATCACGTTCTCGCTCGGTTCCTATGCCAGCGACATCGGCGTTGCAGCGGTTGCCCGCGGCGCTCAAGTCGCGACCATGAACTTCGAAGTGCCGAGCGACAACGAAATCACGGTCACCACGACCTTTGCGGCCACGTCCTGGCAGGACAAAGCCGATGACACCTCGTTCATCGTCAGCCCTCAGCCCGAGGCCAAGCAGCGCCGCTATGGCTTCAAGGACGTGAGCGGCCTGAAGATCAACGGTGAGCAATTGGGCGAGGACAACGCCTGCGTCGACAGCTTCAACCTGCAGTTCGACAACGGCGTCCAGACCCAGCGTTGCATCGGCAATGGCAACCCGTTCCCAGGCAACATCATCCCGGCCATCTTCACTCCTTCGGGCTCGATCACCATCAGCTGGTCCAAGAAGGCCTACGAGTTCTGGAAGGCGCAGCAGACCGGCAGCACGCTGAGCTTCGAATTCACCCTGAATAACGCCGACGGCGGCTACACCTTCCAGATCCCCGAGATGGAAGTGTCCGGCGATTGGCCGGACGGTGGAGCGACCGACATCATCCAGGTCGAACTGACCTACACCGGCCGCCGCGTCCCGCCAACCATCACCCGGACGCCGGCTCCCATCGCCGTCACCGGCGTGACCGTGGCACCGACCACCGCGAGCATTCAGGTAGGCAAGACCCGCGATCTGGAGGCTCTGGTGGCTCCTGTGGGGGCAAGCCAGCAAGTCACCTGGACCACGTCCGACGCAGCCAAGGCCACTGTCAGCCAGACCGGCCTGGTGACCGCAGTTGCGATTGGTACGGCCACCATCACCGCGACCAGCAAGACCGATCCGACCAAGAACGGCACTGCGACCATCACCATCACCGCTTAATCCTTTGCCTGGCGCGCTCTGCGGTGTGCGCCGGGCCTTTTACCGCAGAGGAACACCATGGGCATCACGATCGCCAAGAAGCCAGAGCTCGATATCGATGGCACCCGCTGGGTTGAAATCGCCAAGGGCGCGAAAATCCTGGTTGGATCTACCGCCAGCCCGCTGTACAAGTCGCACTATGCGCTGATCCAGCGCCACCTCGCATCCATCGACATGCAGACCCGTGTTGGCACCAAGGACTTCAGCATTGCCGATGCGGAGCCGGTTGTTTTCGAGCAGGAAAGCGAGATGCTCTTCGATTTGGTCTCCAAGCATCTGATCCAAGACTGGGAAGGCGTCGATGAAGCCGAAAGCCCTGGCATCCCCGCACCTTACTCGCCAGAGCTGTGCAAGGCGCTTCTTCGGCAGATGCCCGAGGTCTACTTCCTGGCAATCAAGACAGGCAGCGACATTGCCCGACGGATCGTAGAGAACGCCCAGGCCACCGCAAAAAAGCCCTCGACGCCTACATCTGGGGGCGGGAGTGGGCGGGCGAAAGCAACGAGAAAGCCCGCTGGAAGCGCGAAAGGCTGAAAGGCGTAGCGCCGGTACCGCCTCAACCAGAGATTGATAGAGTCACTGCTGAGGTCCTTGAAGCCTACGGCTCTATCAGCCGCACCCGGCAATACGTCGGAATGATCGGCGCTCCAGCACCAATCTCCCCGGCAGCCATCACTGACTATCTGGCCCGCTATCCCACAGCGATTTATCGCGATGAGTTCGACGCTGCGATTTTCGCGCTAGATGACGAGTTCCGCAGGCACTGGGATGAGCAGCAGGAGAAGGACAGGCCGACGCCGCCAAAACGATAGCCCGCCAAGCGGGTTTTTTTACGCCTGGAGAATGCTATGGCGCAGGAATCCCGCCTCGCGGTAACGATTGACTCGCGCGGCGCCAAGCGCAATGCGGATGACCTGGCCGACTCGCTCGGACGGATGGAGAAGGCTGGAGATGCGGCAGCAGCATCGGCCGAAGGGGTTTCGGATAGCCTGGACGACCAGCGCAAAGCCCTTACCCAACTCCTTGGGCAGATCAATCCGACGACCGCTGCCCTTGGTCGCCTGGACGACATGCAGGAGAAGCTGGCCAAGTTCAAAAAGGCCGGCATCGTCGAAAGCGACACGTTCGTCGAGTACACCCAGCGCATTAACACCATGCGCGATGCTCTGGGTGAAACCAGCACTGGTATGAACAAGGCCGGAATGTCGGCCAAGGCTTACCAGGCGTCCTTGCGTGGCCTTCCTGCCCAGTTCACTGATATTGCTGTGAGCCTGCAGGCCGGTCAGGCCCCTTTGACCGTATTCCTGCAACAGGGCGGTCAGCTCAAGGATATGTTCGGCGGTGTAGGGCCTGCCGCGCGGGCCATGGGTGGCTACGTCCTTGGGTTGGTGAATCCGTTTTCCGTTGCTGCGGCAGCCGCAGCTACTCTGGCGCTGGCCTACTACCAGGGCTCTGAAGAATCGGAGCGTTTAGCCAATGCGCTGATCGAGAACGGCAACGCCGCCGGCACCAGTGCAGGACAGTTGGCAGACCTTGCCAATGAAGTGGCCAGCACCAGCGGCACGGTTGGCGCTGCAGCTGCTGTGCTCACCAAGCTGGCCGCCGCAGGCAACCCGCTGACCTCGATGTACGCGGAGATCACCCAGGCCTCGCTGGCCTGGTCGAAACAAACGGGTCGAGACATCGACGAGGTTGTGAAGTCGTTCAACGACATCGCGAAAAGCCCGGTCGATGCGATCAAGAAGCTCGATGCTGAGCTGAATATCCTGACCACCTCGCAGTACGCCAACATCGTTTCCCTGCAAGAACAGGGCGACACCATGGGGGCGGCGCAGATGGCCGCAGGCCTTTACGCCGAGGAGATCAGCAGTCGAGCCAAGGAGATCGAGGGAAACCTCGGCACCCTGGAATCTGCCTGGCAGTCGGTCGCCGGGTTTGCCAAGAAAGCCTGGGACGCGATGCTGGACGTTGGCCGCGATAAATCCCTGGAGCAGCAGCTTGCGGACGTAGAGCGCAAAATTTCGGATGCCGAAAAGGGCATTCAGCAGGGCGGACGTGCGGCGTTTGGGCTTGGGGTCTCCTCCAAGAGCGTTGATCAGCTGCGCCAACAGGCTGCCGATCTGCAATCCGCTATTGCTGAGGCCGGTCGGAAAGCTACTGAGGATGCGGCAAGCAAGGCTATTCAAGATGCCGGCAAGAAGGGCATCGACACTATCAACGCCACATTCAAAGCGGCGCAGACTCAGACCGAGAAGCTGCAGAAGCAGTTGAAGGACATCGACAAGGCCCGCGCAGACGCACAGAAGGCCGGCGGCTTCACCGCTGAAGAAGAAGCCAAGTACGCAACGGCCCGGAAGAACGTCGAGCAGCAGATTGCCGACATCAAAGAGCGTGAGGCGAAGAAGAACAAGCCAAAGGCCGTCACCGGGCAGAATCGAGGCGTTTCCGAGGCTGAGAACACCTTCGCCAAACTCTACAACCAGTACGACCCGGCGGCTCAGGCTGCGCGGGCACTGATCAAGGAGCAGGGCCAGCTACAGCTGGTGTTGGATAAGGGAAAAATCAGCCAGGAGGAGTACAACAAGGCCCTGGCCCAGGCTTCCATCAACTACGGCGCCGCTATCAAAGGCGCCCAAGGCCTGACGCAAGCTGAGCAGTACCGCGCGCAGCTGGAGAAGCAACTCAGTACCCAGCGGACGCAGTACAGCCTGGAGGCTCAGGGCGTGGGCATGGGTGACTTGCAGTCGACCCGTCTGCAGCAGCGTGTGCAACTGGAGCAGCAGACCAACGACCGCATCCTCCAACTGCGTACTGAGCTCGCTAACGCCACGACGGAGAAGCAGCGGCAGGACCTGCAAGCGCAGATCGACCTGACCAACGAGTTTCTGCCGAGACAGCTGGAAGCATTGCAGGCCGGCTGGGCGCAGATGGACCAGGCCATGCTCAACCCTATCAACGGGTGGACGGCAGCAGTCCAGAATTTCGGCAATCAGGCGCGGGAAATCGCGGGCCAGACTCAGCAAGTATTTTCGAGCGCATTTGGCTCGGTGGCCAGCGGCATTACCGACCGGATTATGAATTTGAATCTGTCGCTTCAGTCGTTTGGTGATCTTGGCAAGGATGTTCTGCGCGAAGTAATCGCCGGATTCGTCAAGATGGGCGTTCAGATGGGGCTCAACGCTGCATTGGCTGCGACGCTCGCCACTGCTACAGCCGGCACGTCCATTGCGCTGGCTGGCACTACGGCTGCTGCATGGGCGCCGGCAGCGGCCCTGGCATCGCTGGCAAGCTTCGGCGGCAACTCGATCCCGGCAGCCGCTGCGCTGACCTCGACTACTGCGTTGGCCACAACACTGGCGGCGGTGCCTGGGTTCGCCACCGGCGGCTACTTCGCCGGCGCGGGCACTGCAACCTCCGACAGCAACCTCGCAAAGCTCAGCGATGGCGAGTTCATCGTCAATGCCGCTGCAACGAAGAAGAATCGCTCCCTGCTGGAGGCCATCAACTCTGGTGAGCGCGTCTCTTCCGGCGGGTCTTCTGGCCAGGGTTCGGGCTATGCGCCGATGCCTCAGCCAATCGTGCAGATCTACGAAGACCCGACGCGTGCCGGCACATCCCAGGTCACCCGCGAGGGCAACCAGGACTTCATCAAGGTGTGGGTGGCCAGCGTCATGGGTGACGGCGAGGCAGACCAGGCGCTACGAGCCAAATACGGACTTCAGGGGCTAGGCTCATGATCGAATACCCAGCAGAACTGCCGCTACCGTTGCAGGACGGCTACGCGCTGGACACCCCTGTCGATCCCATGCTCCGTACTCCAATGGTGTCGGGCCGCGCTCGGCAGCGGCTGAACTTCGACGAAGTACCATACCTGATCAACGCCAAATGGAACTGCGACCGCAACCAAATGGCGTTCTTTCAAGGCTGGTATGCCAGGGCATTGGTGCAAGGTGTGGAGTGGTTCAAGGCTACTTTGCTCACCCCGATAGGCTTCAAAGAGTACGAGTGCCGCTTTGCCGGGCACTACACCGGCCCGACGCTCGTTCAGGTCAGTCGGTGGGAGTTCTCGGCAGTCCTTGAGCTGCGTGAGCCACCCCTGATCCAACCCGGCTGGGAGGAGTTCCCGCAGTTCTGGTTCATGATGAACATCATCGACATGGCAGTTAACAGGGAGTGGCCGGTGTATGTCTTCGATTACCCAAATTATGCAGCAGCACTGGCGGACATCCGCAACCTGCGTGACGGCCTGCGTATCAGTGTCGAGGCGGACGAGACCCGCGGCGGTCAGCCGTCCCACTACCAAGTGTCCCGCGCGGACTGTCCGTCGCTCTCCTTGGACTTCCTTTCGCAAACCTATGGCGTCGGCAGTGGTGCAGACAGCTTGGTACTGGTGGTGACGTATGCAGGATAAGAGCTTTTCCGACATCATCACTTTCACTCGATCGACCACTGGTACCTGGTTGAACCCAGCAACCAATCTGCTGGAAGTAGCAGCGGTCAACGCCCCTCGGGTTGAAACGAGAGGGCTACTCTTCGAACAGCAGCGGGTGAACATGGCCTTGCGGGCCACCGACTTTACCAACGCGACGTGGGCCAAGGGTGGACTTGCAGTGGCAGCCGCGCCTGGCATTCTGGCGCCTGATGGTACAACCGCTGTGAAGTTCACCGAGGACACCAGCACCGGGGTTCACCGTGTCACCCAGGGCGCCATCACCGCAGCGGGCAACACAAAATACTGCCGATCTGTTTTCGCCAAGGCTGATGGCAGTGGGCGCCGGCTGTACCTTGAAACGGATATTTTCGGCAACTGGGCAAACCCAGGCTCGGCGCGCTTCAACCTTGATACCGGCACCATTGAAGCTGCCACAGCGACGCTCGACGATGTTGGCATGGAACTGTGGCCGAATGGCTGGTATCGCTGCTGGATCGTGGCGACCACCATAGCCGCGCCCCCAGCGTTGTCCTTTGATGTGCAGATGGCCGACGCTACCGGCGCTTCATACACTGGCAATGGCGTTGCGGGCCTGTACCCGTGGGGCGCTCAGTTCGAAGCTGGCGATGGGCCTAGCTCGATAATTCCCACCACTACGGCGCAGGTCACCCGAGCCGCTGATGTGGCATTTGTTCCGGCGGCGGCCTGGCTCAACTCGGGTGAAGGCACGTTGTACGTCGAGACGCGCAACGGAAACAACAGCACCACTCTGGTAACTGGGTTCCTGGGGACCAGCGCGGGCACCGGTAGGGTATCGGCTGCCCTAGGCAATACCAAACTCTCACGCGCTGAAGTGGTGAATGACGCGGGCGTTTCCCAGTTCGCACAGAACCTCGGACCTGCGCAGACCCCTGAAACGTTCTTGAAGCAGGCCATTGCGTATCTGCCGGCCGGCGCGCAGTTCTCTTCGCAAGGGTTGCTTGGCGGGGTGAGCGGCGCCGTGGAATTGCCGACCATTGACCGACTGGTGCTTGGGGCCCGTGGCGTCAGTACGCAGCACATGCAAGGGCACATCCGACGCATGCAATATTTCCCGTACCGGCTCAGCGCCGAACAACTGCAGGCCCTGACAACATGACTGATTACTATTTGCGGGCGGCTACTGCTGAGTATATGCAGGCTGCTCTGGGTGCCCTGGCGAGTGGCGTGACTATCGATGAGATCGGTGTGATTTATCGCGTGCTTGAGGATGGTGAGAGCGTTGAGGCGCTGACAGGCTACCACGCCAACGTGCGCAGCACTGGGCCTATTCTCTGGCCGGCGGGTATCGAGCAACTGAGCCCGAACACCCCGTGGCGAGTATTCGCATAGGGGCAAACCATGACAATTCTCGAAGACACCTACCGCGAGGCCCTGGCCTCTGGCGGTAAGGAGGCGTTCGTCCGGACGCTGGAAATCACCTGTCCGGCATGGGATTCGCCTGTGCTGATCTGCAATGGCTTCAAGGACCGTGTTTGCGGCACTGAAGACGGGCGCTTGATCACGTTCACCGCAGCGAACATCGGCATCGCGCTCCCGCAGAAGAACAACAAGGGCAACCAGGCCCTGGCATTCGGCGTGGACAACACCACAGGGGAGGTCCAGCACCGCGCAGACGAAGCCTTGGATGCTAGCGCCAAGGTGACAGCCACATACCGCGTCTATCTCGCCAGCGACCTATCGGTGCCGTGCGAGCGACCCTACCGCATGTCGGTCGACAGCGATTCCTTCGAGCAGAACCAGGCCACGCTCCAGTGCGGATTTTTCGACATGATCGGCACCGCGTTTCCTCGCGACATTGCTAATACCAAGCGTTTTCCAGGCCTCAAGTACCTCTAAGAGATCTCCTTATGGAATGGATAAATACATACCTGTCCTGCAGGTATGAGGACGGCGCTCGCGGTCCGGAAATATTCGATTGCTGGGGGCTGGTCAGGGAGGTGCGCCACCTGCACCTGGGCAAACGTCTTCTGCCAAGCTGGGGGCATGTGCGCAACACCGACCCGCGGGAGTTCACCCGGGCGTACCGGGAAGAAACCGTGCACATGGAAGTGTGCCAGCCGGAGCATGGCGCCATCGCTGCCGTGATGCGCGGGCACATCTGTGTGCACGTCGCCCTGGTCGTCAAGGCTGGTGGCCGGCTCAAGATCCTCGAAATCAACCCCACGCGCGGTGCCCGCTGCCTGCCGATTTCCCAGTGGAAGCGCGACCACAACACTGTCATCTACTACCGAGACCGGGAATGATCGAAATCTACCCAAACAAGCTCGCTGCCGGGCCTGCAGAGTTGCGTACGGTGGAAAGCCGGCAGAGCGTGCTGGCCTGGTTCCGTGCTGACGGCATGCCGAAGGAGGTAGAGCCCGCAGCGCTGCCGGTAAGCGTGTTCATCAATGGAGACCGCGCGCTGCCGACTCAGTGGGCGACTATCGAGTTCGGCCCTGAGGATCGGGTCGAGATCTACCGAGAGCCGAAGGGCACTGACCCGTTCTCGATCACCTTGGCGCTGGTGTTCGGTGCCAAGGCGGTACTGGGAGCGCTGATGCCCAAGATGCCGTCCCTGAACAGCGGCGGAAACACGAAACGCGGCAATGACTTGGGCCTGGCCACGGTAAAGGGCAACCAGGTGAAGCTGAACGCGGTCATCCGTGAGATCGCCGGCCGACAGCGGCCATACCCCGACTATGCCTTACCACCGAACAGGTACTTCGACGACCCACGCTCGCAGTGGATCGAGATGCTGCTGGTAGTAGGGAAGGGCAGCTACGACATTCCGGTGAGCAGTATCCTGATCGGCGAAACGCCGGTTATCTCGCTTGGCGAGGACGCCGAATTCACGCTGTACGAACCGGGCGCCAACCTGTCAGCCGAGACTGCCGCCAAGTGGTGGCATTCCGCGCCCGAGGTTGGGGCCACCTCTACCGGTACCGCCGGCATCGAGCTGAAGGCAACGTATGCCGTGACGCCGGTGCCAAGCGCGCAGTCGTACCAGTTCGCTGGGAAAACTATCACAGTGCCCACCGGAGCGGGCCAGTTCCCGGCAGGCTGGGCCGCCGGCATGATCGTTCGCATTGAGGTCGGTTATCCATTGGATGTAATCGACGGCGGCGCCGGCCGGGACATCATTCGCGGAAACCTCGACCAGTTCGCGCTGTACGTGGGTATGCCAATCGAGATCGTCGGCGCGAATGCTGGCAACTACACCGTGGCCACGTACACCCCTGGCGTCGGATCCGCACCAGACGAGATGACGCTCGACTGGGCCGCCGGAGGCGCTGCAACCGGCCTGGCGCTCGGTACCGGCCTGGTAATGGGCATTGGCTTCCGTGGCCTGCGCTACCGCATCACAGCGGCCAGCACGTCAGCCATATCGGTCGAGCGCATGAACGCTGCGGGTGGCAACGATGCGACCTGGCCCGGGTATGACGCTCTGACCACCTCTGCGGCGGTCCTGACCCTGGACGGATCAACGCAAGAGGGCGACTGGTCTGGCCCGTTCCCGGCGTGCCCTGCTGGGACGACCACAAGCCGCATTGCCTGGGACATCTTCTTTCCTCAAGGTCTGGTGCATGTGGGCGGGAAGGGCGACCTGAACAACCTGTCGGTGACCGTCGAGATGCAGTACCGCGACATAGCTGCAGCAGGCGCCTGGACTTCGTTCAAGAGGACCTACACCCAGATGACCCTGGACCAGCTCGGTTTCACCGAGTACATGGACATTCCTGGCATCCGGCCAGAAGTTCGGATGCGGCGTATCGGAGCCAAGTCAACCAGCACCCAGGACGCCAACACCGTCCAGTGGTACGGACTGCGCGCGAACTTGCCGGCGCCGACCAGCTACGCCGGCGTGACGTTGCTGGCCCTGCGGGTCAAGGGCGGCAACCGTATCGCATCCCAATCCGAGAGCCAGGTATCGGTGATCGCCATGCGTAAGCTGCGCACCAGGCGTGACGGAGCATGGACAGCGCCAGAGCCGACCCGTGATATCGCGGCCTGGATTGGATATGTCGCGGAGAGCGTCGGATACTCGGTGGAGGATGGGGATTCAGACCTAGACCTTGACGAGCTGGACCGCCTGCAAGCGATCTGGACTGCCCGCGGCGACTACTACGACCGGACGATCGACTCGGCCAGCACGGTCAAAGCCTGCATGATCGAAGCTCTTCAAGTTGGATTCTCCGAGCTGACGATTGATCGAGGCCTGATTCGCCCGGTGCGTGATGAGCCGCGCGGCCCGGACTTCGACCACATCTATAACCCTCAGGTGATGACCAAGCCACTCAAGCGAGAGGCCGAACACGTCACAGAGGATGACTTCGATGGTGTCGATGTTGAGTACACGGACGGCACCACCTGGCAGGTCGAGACAATTGAATGCCGCTTGCCCGGCGATCTTGGGCTGAGAACCGAAAAGGTCAAGGTAGAGGGAATCAGCGACGAGACCCGGGCCTGGCGCTACGGTATGCGCCGCCGCCGGCAGCAGGTCTACCAGCGCAAGCGGTACAGCTTTACCACGGAGCTGGACGCGCTCAATAGCGGATATCTCGACTACGCGCTGCTTGGCGATACCACGCCGGGTTACGGCCAGAGCGCAATGCTCAAGGGGTATGCGCAGCTGGGTAGCCAGCACATGCTGGTTTCCTCAGAGCGTTTCGACTGGTCGGCAGGTGGTGAGCACTGGATTGCTCTTCGGCGTCGTGATGGCAGCGCCTCTGGCCCCTACGTGGCGACCTGCATCGATGACTACCGCCTGACCATCCCTAGTCTGGATTTCGTTCCGGTGCTGAACAGCGCTATGGACGCGCCAGTGCTCCAGTTCGGGCCAAAGGCCAAGTTCTGCTATCCCGCACTGATCAAAGAGGTCAACCCAAGCGGCACCGTCAGCTGCAACGTCACCGCAGTGAACTACGACGAGCGCGTCTACCTGGACGACGACAACTTCCCGCCGGCATGACCGGCACCTGAAACGAGCATGCCCGCCTAGCGCGGGCTTTTTTGTGCCCGGAGAATCTATGCGCTACAACACTGGCAACCCCGTTGAACCGGATGGCTCCAGCGATCCCCGCGACCTCTACGACAATACCAGCATCATCGACTTACTGCTCAATGGACCTCTGGCCGAGTATCTGAGCCGTCTTGGCGTGCCGTTGAAGTCCTGGCGCGGGATCATGCAGCAAGTAACTGACTACCTGATCGCGCAGGGCTATGAGTCGGTCTACGTGATTTATGGCGCCGGCATCGTCGTAGATCGGCAAACCCAGCTGGTTCAGCGTGATGGCGAGTTGTACAGGGTGATCAATGCTGCGGATATCCCGCTGACACTGACCGGGACCTGGGCCACGGATGCACCAAAGCTTCAGGCTGTCGGGGATGCCGCCTTGCGCCAGGCGTTGGCTTCTTCGACTGGCGCGACGATGGTGCATAGGGGGGGGAGCACGGTCGATGCCGATCTCTCCGCTATTGAGGCAGTGAACCTGTCTCAAGCAACGCAGATTCAAGCCAATGCGAGCGCCATCGCTGCAGCAGGGAATGTCAATCGTCTATTCGGCAACACACTTGAGCCCGCTCTGATCGACCTGCACTTCGGAATTCTGCAGGGTGTTGGATGGACTGCTTCTGAGCCAGGCAACATTGTTCCTCACACTGTGACCGGATCAACGGCAAACACCATCACGGTGAACAACGTTACAGGCCTCTACAGTGGGCAGCTTGTAGTGTACTTGGCCACAAATGGCGAGTACTACACGTCGGTGATCAAGCTGATCGGCACCCTGACGCTCACGATGGCACTTCCGCTCCCGGCTCCAGTCGCCAATGGGTCGCTGCTGTACAACTTCTACCGGGATGACGCTCACGCCAACACGTATGGCTTCAATGCGGTGTGTGATGACGGCCTGAGGCAACTCAGCAAAAAGCGACTGATGCGCACCGAGTACCAGGCGAAAGATGCTTCCGTATGGACTCCAGTTCTTGGCGCTACGCTTACGTCGCAAACCGCCACGAGCTACGACAACCCGAGCGGCGCAGCAATTGGCGAGCGCTCCATTCTGGTCCAGCACGCATCGGCGGCGAACGCTGGCGCTTTATCACGCCCCGTCGCCCTGACCGGCGGTGACTACGTCACGCAAATCTACATCAACCCAGGCACCCGAGACGGTGGTTTCACTGGAACGGTCAACATTGGCGTCGAGGAGACAACGGCCGAGGGCTTGACGCAGACCATCGCCTTCCTCGCTGTCACCCCAGCATGGGGAGCGGCAGGCTTGCAGGAGCTCAAGTACACCTCCCGCCCGGGAAGCTACATTCGCGTCCGTGTTCTCTCTCCAAACTCTGGGCCTTGGCGCTTCTACATCGGCGCGATGATGCACAACCGTGTTGGCGGGTATCTGAACGACGTCAACAGAGGGAAGCATGTATTGCTTGGCGACAGCTGGTTCACCAGTGGTGGCGATTTCCACAACCGACTGATTGCTCGACTCAACAAGGCCTCCGTGGTCAGTGCAGGCGTGCCAGGAAACCGGGCGTCGCAGTTGATCGCTCGCTTTCAAACGGATGTAGTCCCGCAGAACCCCGATTACGTATGGGTCATGGTCGGCACGAATGATTACTACGCCGATGTGAGCAATGCTGATTTTGAGCAGCAGATCCACCAGTTGCGCAACATGATCCAGCAAATTGGCGCTCAACCGATCTTCTTCAATGCCACGGTAGGCGCGATCAGCTATGTGCCGGAGCAACTGACCAAGTCGCGGAGCTACGCGCTCAATATCCGTTACGTTCCGCAGGAGCTGGGGCCTAACGGCCCTGGGGGCGTACAACGCAACTTCACCTACTCGGGATCGGTCACTGTAGCGGCTGGTGCTACCACAGTCCTGGCAGTGACCCCGGGGCAAACTAGGCTGCCGGCGATGCTCCGCTTCCTGACTCAATCACTTGTAGGCATGACGCTGAAGCTGGAGTACAGCTCGGCTGCCGATGGCGCTGGCGCGGTCGATCTCTCGACTTTCACGGGCATAGGCGTCACCAATGACTTCCCGCTACCCAGGACTGACACCGCTTTGCGGTTCGTGAAATTGAGCGTGACCAATGGTACGGGGTCGCCGATCACAGCCTGGATTTTGGCCGACATCTGCTGGCAGCAATCATTGGTGTGATGTGATAATGCGGAACTACTCATGGACGGACAGTTCCGCATGCGTTTCTTGGTTTCCCTGTTTGCGGCCCTGTTAGCTGCGTCGCCTGTTGTAGCTGAACCCATCAAGCACAACGACCTGAACCCCGCTTTCATCGACCTCCACTTCGGCACGCTGTCCGGTGTGGGGTGGTACACCAATGAGCCGGGGGGCGTAGTTGAGGCTGTGTCAACGAGCGAATCAAAGCTCGGGGACTTCGCCATCAACCTAGCATCCACTGCCGGTTTCAGCCGTGGTCAGCTTGCTTGCTACCAGGGTGACGATGACACGCTCTACCCGGTGGTCATCAAGGACGTGAAGCCAGACCAGGTCGTCATCGACAGGCCGCTGCCACGGGCAATGCCGGCAGGGGCGAAGTTCTACAACTTCTATGGCAATGATGCTCACGCCAACCACTTCGGGTTCGTCTGCGTTGCTGATGACGCGCTGCGCCAGTTGGCCGATCGCCCAATGCTTCGTCGCGCGGCGCAGTACAAGTCAGCGTCCGGCTGGGAAATGATCAACGGCGCACGGTCTGTCCCGCAACCAGCGGCCGGCTACGGGGATGTTGGTGGACAGCCTGAAGATGGGGTGGGCATAGCGGTGCACGTCGGCAATGCCGGCGGCGGGGTTGCATCCAAGCCTTTCGTTTCGCTCTATGAAAACATGGTCACGAACGTGGTGATCAACCCGGGCAAGCAGGCAGGCAAGCAAGCGGCAACCCTCGACATCGTCATCACAGAGATACGGGCTACCGGCGAGATTGTCGAAGCGGCCCGGACTCAGGTAACTCGAGACGATACGATTGCCTCGGTAGATATTCCGTACACGATAGTGGCCGGAAGCAAGATCAGGGTGAAAGTGACTGTTCCCTCGTCTGCTGATGCCGTCTTCTACCCTGGGTCGATCACCCACTATCACGCGCTTTCCCCGGCAGAGGATATAAACCGTGGTAAGCATGTGCTGTTCGGGGATAGCTGGTTCGCATCTGGTGGCGATATTCACTACCACCTAGTGAAGCGGCTGGATAAGGCAAAAGTGGTCAGCAGGGGGATTGTCGGTAACCGTAGCGACCAACTCGTTGCCAGATTCTTTCAGGACGTGCCTTCAGAGAAGCCCGATTATGTTTGGATAATGGTCGGCACAAATGACTATTACTACGACATGTCGAATCACTTGTTCCAGTTCCAGATAGTCTATTTGCTCGACTACATACGCTCTATAGGAGCCAAGCCAATTTTCTTCAGCCCGACTGTGGGGGCGATTTCCCCTGGGAGTGGCGGAAACCAGTTGTTGAAGTCGCGTAGCTACGCCCTGAATACCCTTTATGTTCCCGCTGTTACCTTCTTGCGCAGCCCGCTGTTGCCAGCCAATCAGCCGAAGTAGAAACGGTTACTCAACAAGGCCCGCCAATTGGCGGGCTTTTTATTGTGCGGAGAAAAGCATGCCCATCACTGAGCAGCAACTGCTGCAGATCCTCCCCAAAGCCCGCCCAGTCGCGGGCATTTTTTTGCCTGCGCTGAACAGGGCGATGGCGCGCTGGAAAATCGATAGCCGTGTCCGGCAGGCCGCCTTCCTGGCCCAGGTCGGCCACGAGACTGGCCAGCTCCGCAATCTGGTGGAGAACCTGAACTACAGCGCCGATGCGCTGGTGCGCGTGTGGCCTAGCCGGTTCACTGCGCAGTCCAGCGCCGCCTATGCCCGGCAGCCTGAGAAGATCGCAAACAAGGTGTACGGCGGCCGAATGGGCAACGGCCCGGAGGCATCCGGCGAAGGCTGGCGGTACCGCGGGCGCGGCCTGCTGCAGGTCACCGGGCGCAGCAACTACCGCGAGACCGGCGCCGGCCTGGGCCTGCCGCTGGAAGACGAACCGGAACTGCTCGAGCATGCCGAGCACGCCGCCCAGTCTGCCGCCTGGTGGTGGGCAAAGCGCGGGCTGAACGAGCTGGCCGATGCCGGTCGCATCCAAGACATCGGTAGCGTCATCAACACTGGTCAGGTTGGCCGCGTACCGCACGGAGCCGCTGAGCGAAAGGGG